TATAGAAAACGATGTTCCTCGCTTGGATTATAGCGATGGAAGTTGTGCGAGTTTATTATTAGAACCGCAGAGGACGAACGCAATTAATCATTCAAATGATTATACGCAATGGAGTAACACACAATTTACAATAAATGGCAATTCGGTTACAAGTCCTGAAGGCATTACAAATGGAACTAAAATAATACCGTCAACATCGAATACAGAAAAATTTTTAGATAAAGGGGGGTTTTCAAGAACAAGCGGTCAATACATAACGCATACTGTTTATGCAAAAGCAAGTGGGTATAATTTTTTATATCTTAGCAATTCAGCATCAAGATTATATGCAGTATATGATTTACAGCAAGGGTTGGTGATTTATAACAATTCGAACGGAACTGACTTTAACAATCATAGTGCATCAATAGAATTGTTTGGGAATGGTTGGTATAGGTGTGAATTAATTGGTCAAGCTCAAAATACCGTAGCAAGTTATTTTAGAATTTCTTGCGGTACAACTGCAATAAATTCAAGTACTCAAGGTTTATTTCAAGGTGATGGAACAAGTGGGATAGAGGTATATGGTTCGCAAGTTGAGTTAAACGCATCCTACTCAACATCCTACATCCCAACTACATCCGCAACCGCAACTCGCACCGCCGATAGTGGCATATTAACAAGTGCATCTGCATTAATAGGTCAAACAGAGGGTACTTTGTATTCTGAATTTAATTTAACAGAGGATAGTGCTTTTACAATTCTTGAAATAAATTTAGGTAACTCTACAAATAATAGAATTCTTGCTTATAGAAACGCATCATACATAGCATTTATTGTTCAAGTAGGTGGTGTAATAGAGATTAACAACTCAACACTTGTCACATTTTTAGACACAAATAAAATTGCAATTACTTACCAAGCAAACAATTTTAAAATATATTTAAATGGGTCTTTAGTAAAAGCATACACGAGTGGAAGCATTCCAAGCGGTTTTGATACAATAGACTTTCAAGACAATAATTTAGCGGGTAAAAAACAAAGCATAAAATCATTAATATTATTTAAAGAGATTTTGTCAGACACAGAATTAGCAACATTAACAACATTATGATTTTTAAAAAATACGAATTTACAGATGAAGCAGCTTGGCAGACAGCTAAGAAAAGCATTACAACTACTGATTCAGAAGGTAATGTTTCGTATACGTCTGATGTAAATGCCGTAGCAGAGATAGGGCACATATGTTATGCATATGATTCTGAAGGAAACTGCGAGAACTTAAGTGCACTATGGAGTGTAGATATACTATGGAACGAAGACTCTGATAAATTTTCAAGTGAAGCTGTATATCCTAAGCCTGATGATGTTGTGCATACATTCGCAGGAGATAATAATTTATGGGTTGAAACATACTGTACTCAGTATCCTGAGTATTGTGAAACACCTGAAGAAGAATAACGATGAAGATAACGCTAAGTAGCATATTGAAAAGTTTATATTTATTTTTTGCCCCGGTTGGTGGATTGCTACTTGTAGTAGGTCTATCTACAATTTTAGATACAGCTTTCGGAATAGCTAGAGCTAAGAAAGAAAATAAGCCTGTAACTAGTAAAGATTTTAGAAAGGGATATGTTCCTAAGACTATAGGATACTTAGGCGTTGTTATCTTAGTATTTCTTTTAGATACGTTAATACTAAACGAATTAATAAAAAGTATTTTAGATTTTGATTTCTTTTCAACTAAAATAGTATCTTTGGTCCTCATTTTAAATGAGGTAAAGTCAATGGATGAATCTTGGGTAGTTTTAAAAGGCTACTCGTTTATAGATAAGTTTAAAGAATCCATTACACAAATCAAAGATATTAAGAAGGAAATCAAATGAGAAAAATAGAAAGAATCATTGTGCATTGCACAGCTACCCCTGAAGGTAGAGACGTGACAGTAGGAGAGGTAAGAACTTGGCATCTAGCTAGAAACTTCTCAGATGTCGGATACCACTACCTTATAACATTGAACGGAACGGTTGAGGTAGGTAGACCCGAATCAAAGGTAGGTGCTCACGTTAGAGGTGAGAATAAACATAGTATTGGAGTTGCATATGCAGGAGGTATGGATAAGGCTTACAAGAATCCAAAAGACACAAGAACACACGCACAGAAAGAAGCCCTTATATGGCTTATAGATGAACTAAAGAAAAGATATCCGGGCAGCACCGTTCACGGTCATAATGAATACTCTTCAAAGGCTTGCCCAAGTTTTGATGTATCTAAAGAAGGATACTAAGTATAGCAAAAATAGTAGTGTATATGGCAACCTTTCTAGTCCTTTTAAGTTTACTATCTTTTTTCTTGTTCTCGGACAATAAATAGATATTACTATCTCCTACGTCTTTTAAGACCTTCTCGCAAGACTTTAGATTATTCTCGGCAATAGTTACTAGCTCATATAGTTTAAGTTCCTTAGAAGAGCTTATAATAGCCTGTTCCATTAAGCTATCCTTTTGGATAAGCTCAACGTATATATTGTCCATCTGCTCAAGAGTGATGGCAACTAATGTGTCTCCGTTATTATCTGTTAATACGACTTGCGAATAACTCGATACGTTCAGAAGAAGGAAGTATATTGTAATTGCTAACTTTTGTTTCATAATATAATTTTACTGTATCTCTTTTAGAGTCCAAGCTATCTATAGACATATATACCGTATCGGTAGATATAATATTGTGTTTAGGTGATATAATCTTGTTCTCTGTTTTTTTAACAAACAATAGATTAGTTATAATAACTGTAGCTATAAACGAATATAAAGCTATAAAAATAATTACTTGTGGGCTCTTCATACTGCAAAGATAAAAAAGTTTTATATTTGTAAAAAATATAATCAAATGAAAGAATTAAGTAAAGAGGAGCTAGAGCTATTGCAAGGATTAGTAACAGACTATAATAATGTTAAAATCAGAATAGCTGACACTTTTATTGCACAGGATGCTTTGTTAAAAGAAATAGAGTCAATGAAAGCTGCTTACATTAAAGAAGAGAAAAAATTATTAGAAAAATACGGAGATGATGCTGTCATCAACGTGCAAACAGGAAAAGTAACAAATGGCGATAATTAGTACATACCCAATATCAGGTCAAGTTAACCTAACAGACATATTGATAGGTTCTGACGAACAAGATGCAAATAAAACTAAAAACTACACAGTAGATTCTATACTTGCATTATTAGCTCAATCAACAGTAACCCTTCCTATACACGCAACTAATGCTGCTGCTAAATCAGCAGGACTAGCGACAGGTAGAATGTACAGAAACGCAGGAGACGGAACAAGCTCTAGCGTTGTGTGCGTTGTTTATTAATGGGGATTATTAGAAAGATATCTATTGGACCTGACTATAAGTCGGGTGCTATGCACTATATAACAGGTCAGTCTGTCCTGAATAATAGTCATACAATACATTTAATTAAATTTAATAAAGAAAAAAAATCAATAGAGATATGGATACAGTCCGGGCAAGAAGTATTTGTTTGGAAAGAGTTTAATGAAACCGTACCCGTATCTATTGAATACAACATAAACTTTTAATGAAATCACCGTTTTACTTTATAGTAAAGCCATTAAAAGGAAGACGATACGACAACACAAAAGAGATAGCAGGGCTAGAGCTTGTCGTTAGTACATCTGAAGAAGACCATATGTTTTCAAACAGATATGCTGAGGTTGTCGAGCTTCCAATCGGCTACACAGGAGGAGTCAAGGTAGGAGATACCTTACTCGTACATCACAACGTATTTAAGTTTTATAATGATATGAAAGGTAGGCAAAAAAGCGGAAGGAGCTTTTTTAAGGATGACCTATTCTTTGTAGACAACGAACAGTTCTTTATGTATAAGAATGATAAGGGTTGGAACGCACACGATAGATATTGTTTTGTAGAGCCTATTAAAAAAGAAGATTCTGTTATATATAAGAATAGCGTAGAAGAACCATTAGTAGGTATAATGAGATACCCTAATGAGTATCTTACATCTATGGGACTAAAACCCGGGGATAGGATTAGCTTTACTCCTGATAGCGAGTATGAGTTTACGGTTGATGATGAAAAGCTATATAGAGTATACGACCATCAAATAACAATGAGCCTATGAACGTAAAGGAAACAAAGAAAAAAATAATTCAGGCAGGTCACAGGGCTGTTGAGCAGTTAATAAAGGTTGCCAAAGAAGATATAATAAAGCACGACCCGGAAGATGACCTTGCTGCCGATAAATTAAAGAATGCAGCAGCTACTAAGAAGTTAGCAATATTTGATGCGTTTGAGATATTGAATAGGATAGAGCTTGAGAGAGAGGCATTAGAGTCTGCTGAGAAAGGTAAAAGTAAGATAGATACAAAACAAGGATTTGCAGAAAGAAGGTCAAAATAACTTATACGTCATACTAGAGGATTACGTTCCAAAGAGTGTCTTAAAAAATAAGAACAAGGCAAAAACGTGGAAGTATGGGTATGATGAGAAGTATGATATGGTTATCATATCTAAGACCGGCGAGATAGGTGAAATAGTATCTATACAGGGATTACCTATAGCATTACCGCTAGTACCCAATAAGGTGTACAAAAGAAGTGGTAAGAAAGATGAGCAGTATTGGGAGAGGGAAGAGTTACCAAAAGACTTACAGAAGATTCAATCTATATTCCAATGGAACGAAAAACCATCTGAGTTTAAAGATAGATGGGTTGATTATATTGAATCTGAATTTGATTCACGAGAGTACGGGCATTGGTTTATGAACAATGGCGTGCCTACATATATGACAGGAGCACATTATATGTATCTGCAATGGACATCTATTGATGTTGGGTATCCTGACTATCGTGAAGCAAATCGTATACTATATATATTTTGGGAGGCTTGTAAGGCTGACAAAAGAAGTTTCGGTATGACATACCTTAAGATTAGGCGTTCAGGGTTTTCATTTATGTCATCATCCGAGTGTGTTAATACAGGAACACTAGCAAAGGATGCTAGGGTTGGTATATTATCTAAAACAGGTTCGGATGCTAAGAAGATGTTTACCGACAAGGTTGTACCTATTAATAGCAGGCTACCTTTCTTTTTTAAACCTATTATGGATGGTATGGATAAGCCGAAGACAGAGCTTGCGTTTCGTATCCCGGCAGCTAAGATTACAAAGAAGAATATGTACGACACAAGCAATGATGAGTTGTTTGGGTTAGATACCACAATAGATTGGAAGAATACAGATGACAACAGCTATGATGGTGAGAAGTTATTATTACTAGTTCACGATGAAAGTGGTAAGTGGATTAAGCCAAATAATATTCTAAATAATTGGCGAGTAACTAAAACCTGTTTACGATTAGGTAGTAAGATTATAGGTAAGTGTATGATGGGCTCTACATCCAATGCACTTAATAAGGGTGGTGATAATTTTAAGAAGTTATACAACGACTCTAATGTATTAAACCGTAACTCAAACGGTCAAACTAAAAGCGGTATGTATTCACTTTTTGTTCCAATGGAATGGAATATGGAAGGATTTATAGATAGGTTTGGTATGCCTGTTTTTAGGAAACCTGCTAAATCTGTATTAGGCGTAGACAATGAAATGATATTTCAGGGTGCTGTAGACTATTGGGAGAATGAAGTATCGTCACTAAAGAACGATGCAGATGCACTCAATGAATTTTATCGTCAGTTCCCACGAACAGAGTCACACGCATTTAGGGATGAAAGCAAGCAGTCTATATTTAATTTAACTAAGATATATCAGCAGATAGATTATAATGATGCATTAATAAAAGAGCATCATATAACACGAGGTAGCTTTCATTGGAAGAATGGTGTTAAAGATAGTGAGGTTGTGTTTAGTCCGGATAAGCGTGGTAGGTTCAATGTAAGTTGGACACCTAATAAGAACTTACAGAATAGGGTTGTTGATAGAAACGGAATTAAGTATCCCGGGAATGAACATATAGGTGCGTTTGGTTGTGACTCATATGACATATCGGGCACAGTAGGTGGTGGTGGCTCTAATGGAGCATTACACGGGGTTACTACATTTAATATGGATGAAGCACCTAGTAATGAATTTTTTTTAGAATATGTAGCTAGACCACAAACAGCAGAGATATTCTTTGAAGAGGTATTAATGGCTTGCGTATTTTATGGTATGCCAATACTTATAGAGAATAACAAACCAAGGTTATTGTATCATTTTAAAAACAGAGGATACAGGGGGTTTTGTACGAACAGACCTGATAAATCATACAATAAGTTATCAAAAACAGAAAAAGAATTAGGTGGCATACCTAACAGTAGTGAGGATGTTAAGCAGGCACACGCAGCAGCGATTGAGTCATATATAGAGAAGTAT